TTCTTATTTGAAGAGCTCTTCTGGTGTTGGAATGAGCCCTTATAAAGGAAATTGGGATAAACTTTATAGGAAATTAAATGTTTTTAAGAAAGGATATGCTCTTGATGAATCGCAATATGATTCATCAATTAGATCATACATGATGTGGGGATGTGCATTGTTTCGTTGGAAAATGTTACGAGCTGAGGATCAAACTCAAGCTAATTTACAACGACTTAAAACAATTTACCGCAATTTGATAAATACATTAATTATTTCTCCAGAAGGAGTTTTAATTTTCAAGTTGGCAGGAAACCCATCAGGATCTCCAAATACAATAAATGATAATACTTTGGTTTTATATACCTTACTAGCTTATGCATGGATTATGAATTATGATGAGTTAGTTCAAGAAAATGAGGAAGATGTTTTGAAAGATCAAAGTTATGAGAACTTTGAGGAACATACTTCAAAAGTATTAGTTGGAGATGATAACACATGGACCGTATCTGATGTTGCTCATGCATTTTATAACGCTACAACAGTTATAAATCAATGGAATAAAATTGGAGTAACGACAACAACAGATTCTATGGAACCACGTAAAGCTCAAGATTTAGATTTTCTTTCAGCTCATACTGTGTTTATTGCTGATCAAGCAGTTCCAGTATATAGCAGAGAGAAATTATTATCAACTTTACTTTATGCTCCAAAATTACACCATACACCTGCAGTTACACTGCAGCGTACTGCGGCCTTACTTCAAGTAGGTTGGACAGATTTGGTTTTTAGAAGATTTTGTAGAGATTTAATTAGATGGTTAATGGATGAATTTGAAGACACGTGTTATGATGATCCAGGGTGGAAATTGGCGAAAACTGGAATCCTTTCAGATCATCGCATTCGGGAGTTGTACTTAGGGAAGACTGTTCAGTTATTACCTCAAGGAATATCTAGAAACGCAAGAAAAATTATAAAGCTAGATAAAATAACAATGAGTGTCATTGTACAACAAGTAAGACCGAAAAAGAAGGGAGGCGCTAATCGTAGGCGTCGACCAGCCCGGGGAAGAAAGGGCCAAGCGATACGAAACAACAACAACAACAATGTACTGGTACCGGTGCGAAGCAAAAGAAAGGGACCAGCACGTAGAGGGCAGCGTAGAATACGTGGAATTGGAGGCCCTAGATTTGGAGGACGAATGTTGGCTGGAAATGGGTCAACAAGAAATCAAACAACGAATCGACAAGGGATGACAATTTCAGAAGATGAATTTGTGGCACCAGTTACAGTTGCTAATCAACCTAATTTTAATGCTGTCCAGTTTCCAGTTAATATCGGACAAGCAGGAACATTTCCGTGGGCTTCTACA